TTTTGTTATCTATTGGCTTTTCATGTATATGCCTTTTATGATTTTTATTTATTCTGTCTGTAACGTGACTTTGCATCATATGCAATCCGGCAGGCACTGTTAGATCATTTAAACGTTGAAATAGACTGGATTTTCCTCCAGAGAGAACTCCGCCGCCTTGGCATATATTGTTAATTTTATAACCGCCACTTTCTATACTGTCACCTTTTTTCTCTACTATCATGTTCATTATATTATATGATTATAAATTATTCTGTATATAACCGCCTAATGATTGAATTATTCTTAACATCACGATTTTCTTTTATATAGCCCATTATTTGAGAAACTTTATTCTCGTCTCGGATCAACTCCGATAAACATTTCTCAACATATTTGAGAGTTAATGGGCTAGTAGTTTTTACATCACTAAATCTTAGTTTTCCATCATTAATCATAACGGTTGCCTTATTCAATCCATTTTCTTCTACATGATCAATTATCTTTTCCTCAACACTGTTTCTCTTACTGCGTAACTCTTTCATTTGCTCACTTAATCTTTTATATTGATTGTCAAGAGCAACCCAGTTCTTTATATCATTCTCAAAACTCATTTTTTTATATAATAATAGTATATATTTAAATGTGTTGGTCAAAAGATGTTTCATTAGCAATGGGTGTGTTAGGTTCAGCAGCTGGATACTATGCATACAATCATATTGACAGACTTTTTGGTATTAGTATCTGGTATTTTACACTTATGCAGATAATCCACTATGTGGGATATCTGTATGTAGACAAGTGCAACAATAAGATAAATCAAGGCGCTAGTTATCTCAACTACATACATATATGTTTTCAGCCATTCTTTTTCGGATTAGGAATGTGCGGTCTTCTTGGTAAATATAAGATTATAACTAAGGCACAGATAACTACATATATGACTATCATATATTTTTCTCTCTTTGCATCTGTTTCATATTTATTACGATTAGTTCCATTTAAATTTTATAATCATGTTGTTCACGGTGGAAATTTAGAAAGAACCGGTGGTGTGTTTTCAGGTAAATTATGCTCTATACAAGGTGACAAGCATGTATACTTTACTTTGCCTTTACGTAATCAACCATATTACGTTACAGCAAGTGTATTCTTCCATTTCCTGTTTTTCTTTTGTCCTCTTTTCATATTCAATAATATTACTAGGTTAATCTCCATATTCGTCATGATAACTGCTTATACACCTGTGCTCCTCTATAACGTCAAAATGTCAGAGGGCGCATCATTATGGTGTAACATATCAATATTGCAACTCATTACAGTAGGGATGATAGCAGCATATAAAGGTAGATCATGAGCGTGTATTATCATTCTTACTACAAGCACCATTTGGCATATTCTTTGCTAAGATCCAACCGTTTCCTACGCTGTTACCATCAGATGGTGGACAATAGCATAATTTTCGTCCTAATATTTCGCGATTGGTAAGTCCTTTCAGCTTCGGTGCCAAAAAAGGTCTGCATTTTCCGATCCTATATAAACGCTGGTATCTTGACATCAGCGCATCCTCATTTTCAGATCTTCCACTTGCTAACATGTCCATTGCGCTTCTAGTCAATTTAGTTTTTTCTTTCGTAACACTTCCTACAAAACATTCATGCATATCTGATGGATTATGGACATACATCGCCATACACCAAAACAGTATTAATAATATAAGTAAATGACTAGTCTTCATATCTATATTATTAATATAATTTAATTTACTGCAATAAATTGCTGCGAAGTCCACCCTTAAGGCTAACATCAACATTGCCTCCCGCAACGCCGCCAAGAACACTGCCGCCCAAATTCTTCTTGAACTTAAGGTTTGCAACATTGTTCTTGCTTCCGCTTCCAACACCAACTGGCGCAGGGCTGAGAGGCGAACCTCCCTTTAAGTTTCCTCCTCTTCTGGAACGATTCTTGCGGCTGCGCTTACGCTTACTGCGCTGAAGACGCTTTTGGCTAAAATACAAGGCGGCAGGCACTAATGCTCTTGAAAGAACATTGCCTCCCTTCTTGTGCCTGCGCTTTCCTCTTCTTTTAGAACGTTTATGGTATCTGCGAGTTCCCTTACTCATTATATAATAACATCACATTATAAATATTTAAAAGTTCTAAATATTCATAAAAATTTAACGCCTCCTGGATTTGCTTCCACGACGTCCCTTAGATTTGCCGCGCTTGCGCGTATGCAGCTTTTTGCTCGCTAAAAAGAGTCCGAATGGAACGATAGCCTTCTGCAGTGTTCTCACCATAGATCCGCCATGGCTTTTGCGGCCACGACGACTTCCCTTACGTGCACGAGTTTTTCTTCCTCCCTTATTCATTATATATATCTGTCACAAAATAAAATTATTGTAATTTGTTTTTGAAATATTTCCCATGTAGTAGTAAACCCAATATTCCTAAAAGTAGTAAGAATATGATGATTATAAGAAGCATTATAATATATAAATAAGGCTGCAACGCTAATATTACAAAATCTAGTAATGGTTTTAAAAAGAAAAGAAACTCTTTCTTAACATCTTCACGTTTCAATGTTTTCAGACACTGCTCTATTATAAAATTAGTTGTCTGGTTTGTATCGGAACTCATTATATATATTTTTAACATTAATTGCGTGATAATTATAACATAATTATCTAAATTAGCATTAATGAGTAATAACAGCTGCCAAATAATCACCCCCACTAGCGATTTTAACTATGATTATCTTTCTTTAGGACAGCCATTTCCTTTACAAGGAGGGTCATATTTTACTAGGCTATTAAACAATAATAATAATTTGTATATCAAAACCAAGCCATGTTGTTTGAAACAAGGTATCGTTCAAACAGAACACAAAACATACATGGACATCATATTAACGTCAGAAGATGTGCATTATATTGAATGGTTTGAAAAACTAGAATCGTCATTGCAAAAACTTATTTTTGCAAAACGAAAACTATGGTTTGATAATGATCTGGAATTGGAGGATATTGAAAACGTATTTACGAATGTAATTAGACCATATAAATCTGGTAAACTCCATCTTGTCAGATGCAATTTAGGAAAGCCAAGCAATATATATAATAGCGTAAGGATATACAATGAACGTGAAGAGGTCATATCATATAAAGATATAAAAGACGATTCAAGAATAATTTCAATACTAGAAGTAACAGGTGTAAAATTCTCAAGCAGAAGTTTCAATGTAGAGCTCTCGGTAAAGCAAATTATGTTGTTAGAAAACAGCACTCCTTTTCAAAAATGTCTTATTAAGCCAGAGAATGATTACTCATACCAAGACTCTATGTTAAATTCTTGCGTGCAATCTACCAATGAAGAGAGATCAGAAGATGATGAGGATGACGAAGATGAAGACGACGATCAACAAGACGTTGCAGTGGACAATGATGGTGACGAGCCGACCGCTGAGATCGAAGCTCAACCAGAAGAAGTTGAAAAACTCAAAGAAGTTGAAGAGCTTGATAAGGAAGAGATTAAAGAGGATAATAACAGCAATGTCACTGAGTCAGTTGATAATACCTGTGTGTCGCCTAACAATGTAGATAGTAAGGATACAATTGGTGATACCAATAGTCTGTCAGATAAAGAAGTGGAAGATGAGGTAGTAACACCGAAAGAAAATAATTTAGGGAATAAAGTCAAATTTCAAAATGATGTTGATGACGAAGAAGTTGTGCAGGAAGCCAATACCTCGGATAATTTAGACGATTTACTAGTTGAGATTCAACCAGATGACGAAACAGTTCATCTAAGGAACCCAAATGAAGTTTATAAGGAGTTATATTTAGAAGCCAGAAGGAAAGCCAAGATGGCAAAGAACCAAGCCTTACAAGCATTTTTAGAGGCCAAGAAAATTAAAAGCCAATATTTATTGGATGAACTAGAGGATGACAGTGATGACGAAAATATAGATATGTTTAGTGAAAATATGGCCTAATTTTATTAAATAATTCATTTTGTTAAAAATATTTTATCATCAGTTTTATATAATGGCTAAACAGTTATTAAGTCCTGCGGCATTAATGTTTCTTGGCGGAATCATATTATTGGCTGTTTTATCTGGATATTCTAACTCAAAGGGAACCGAAGGTATGGGCCACAATGCCTCTTCTTCCATGGGTGTAAAAAGAAAGATGGACGACGAGATGAACGCTGAGGCAAAGGCTGAACGTGTTGGAAATTCTTCACCACAGGTGGGTGGCCAGGGTGCTCAGCCTGCTGCCCCTGCTGGTGAAAATGGGGGTGCTGCCTCTGTCCAGGGTCTACAGACCAACATGCAAGCTTTGCCATCCGGCTGCTCCCAGGTATCGATCACTAATCCTGACGAATTACTTCCTAAGGGCTCTAGCAACCAGTGGAGCGACTTGAACCCAAATGCTAACACTAATCTTAAGAATATGAACTTCTTAGACCAGGGTAGATTCTCTGGTATCAACATGGTTGGTCAGGCACTCCGCAATGCCAACTTGCAGGTTCGTTCCGAGCCTCCCAATCCTCAGTTGAACGTTGGTCCCTGGTCTAACACTACCATTGAGCCTGACCTTGAACGCGTTCCTTTAGAGATCGGTTGCGGTCCTCAGTAATTTTATTGCCCTTATTTAGACTCAAATTCTTATTTGACTTATCAAAAAAATTAAATAAGAATATAATTCATGAGTGAGAACGAAAAGAATAAAAACGTTCTAGGCAATATTTTTTATAAAGAACTCAAATATTATCCCATGTTGCAAGATTTACAGATCACATATTTTGAGCAAGGTTTATGGTTTATGGTGTATCTATCGTTTTGGGGACTTTTGTTCTATCTCAACTATAAGACAAAACGGATAGTATATGCAAAACTAGGTGGGTTCCTAATTGGTCTATTGATTTTGGGCATTGAGTTTTATATATACAATAAACCATCATGGATTATAATCAATAACAATAATGGACGGATGTATAGTCTGAATACAGAAGGCTCTACTGATCCAGAACTTCCTGCGTCAGATTGGATGGTATACACAAATGACAAGTTATTCCCAAACTCAAAACGTTATTCTTACCTAATACCATACGACAAGCTAAAAGGGTTTTTAAATAAGGGAATTACAGACCTAATCCCTCTTAATGTGATCTTTGATGGATATTTCAAGAAGTATATCAATTATGGATCTCAAGATGATATAGGGTTTTTTAGTGATCGTAACAACCGATTAGGAGAAAACAGCTTTTATATATCTATTTTAGCACTAACATTAGGTCTATATTTAGTGCAAACTAAATACTATAAGGTAGAGGTGCTATATTGGATATTATTAAGTATTATTATCTCTATCACAGGAGGTACGCTTATGGGTAACGCAAATAACGTATCTAATGCTAACTATATTCTTTTCCTTAAACGTAAGTTATTAACTTTTGCTATTTCTGTTACAGCAACAGCAGTTTTTATGTCATAAAATCTCTTCGTATTATATATATGGATATTCGCACGAACAATAAAAAAACAAAAGAAGAAAAACATTTTGATAAATTTTATAAAGATTCAGGCATTCTACCAAAGAACTATAAGTATTTCAAGCCTATTGACTTAACAAACCAGAAATATTATATTGAACTCGTGTCAATGGTGATATGGGGCGTATTTTCATGGATCTATTATAATGCATTCTATACTCATAACACTATATCCGCGAATAAAGTCAATGATAGACATTATTTCATCATTTTTATATCATTGCTATTTGTTCCTTTTACTTGCATTATATACAAGATCATAAACATATACCTACAGAATACTCCTGACAATTCTCCATTTATTCCACCTGACTTTGGAATGTGCTTTGACACATCTAAGAATGTTCCAAATAGTGCAAAAAAGCATGGAGTCATTGGGGCAATAGATATGAAGTGCACTCAGACCCAATATGAATATATCAGGCAAATAGCCGATGAACTGCAAGCTAAGAGTTACTATATTATGTATGGTCTTTTTACACTTGTCCTTTTGTTCTTTACAATGAAGTTGACCATCAATAAGCGAAATATTCCATTCGATCTGAATAACTATCTTGTAAAAATTCATATTAAGTCTAGTCTAATCTTAAGTTTACTATTACTTAGCTCTCCGGTTTTGATGCTTTATAAATGGTCTAGTCTGAGTTTACAAGACTTCTATTCAAACTTGATTATTATGAATGTTACGAGTGTCAACATAGTGGTATCTTATATAGTATATAAACTATTAAAACGCAGATAGATTATTATAATATATTGATTTAATATATATTACAATAATGGAAAAAACGGATATTCTATCGTATATATTAATTTTTATGATCTGTGCAATAAGTCTGAAAATCTATACCGAATCTGACTATTTTAATTTAAAATGTGTCGTGTCCGAGAAGGATGGGAACAAATATTGTGTTAGAGACAGAGAAAATTTAGTAGGTTCCACCGATTTACTTGCATTAGTTACAGAAAGATGCATTAAAATGAAAGATCACTTAAGCGAGAAATATGATGTGGATTCGTTTAATGAAAATGACTCAAATATAAAAGGAGGAATCAAACGTTTGGTAACAAAATTTAAACCTAATAAGATCGTAGAGATACTGCCGTCAAGTGAACACACAGCATATAGTGAGAATAAGGGCGAAAAACTTGCATTTTGCCTAACAGAAACAAAACAAGGGGGCAAGCTTGTAGACATTAATACATTGACATTCGTCGCATTACATGAGCTTGCACATATTATGACTCTCTCTGTCGGTCACACAGACGAGTATTGGAAGAATTTCAAGTTCTTGTTGGCAGAGGGCAGCAAAATAGACTTATATGACCCTATAGATTATAAGGAAAAACCTCAGAATTATTGCGGCATGGAAATAACAGACAATCCGTTATATGACTATTAATTCTTTATGTATATCTTGTAAGTTAATTTTTTGCTGTCAATATCTTCTTCCTCTTTTCTTATACATGTATATTCGTTTGGTATTTCTGGAAAGAAAATATCACATTTGAAATCATCAGCTATCTCAGTGACATAAATATGGTCAATTATATTACTATTCAATGCTAGTTTATATATTTCTAGTCCACCTATGATCCATATCTCATCTTTTTTATGCTCTTTACAATGATCAATTGCTTTCTGTAAAGAATTAAAATATAGTTCCTCGCCTTGTAGTGCTATATCGGATGTGTCCCTAGAGAGAATGATATTTTCTCTCTTTGGCAAGGGCTTTCTTGGCAAACTGTCCCATGTCTTACGCCCCATAATAATGGCATTGTTTCCTGACCCTTTTGTTAATTTAGAAAAATACTTAAGATCGGTTGGATAATACCATGGAATACTGTTGTTTAGTCCCATTCCTCTACCATTGCATATTGCAACTATTAGATTAATGTTCATATATATAAATTATTATGATTACTTTATATATATGTCTCAAATATATAAATTATGTCAGATAAATTCAAAAAATGAAATAAAGAGGTATTATGTATTTGTAGGGAACAATTATAAAGAGACACAGTTAGACGATCTATTTACTAAAGAACCACAAAATGAAGTTTTCAAAAATATCTTTTCGGATAAAGAAATTACGCTGATTACCAATACTGGTGTAGTTGTCACGTTTATCACTGACTATTTCATATACCCGGATGACAGTATTTCAACAATCAAAAACAAACTGTTATTAGCATTAGATAGGCAAATTTCCTTTAGTGAACTGTATACATTTATAGTGAAAAAACGAACAATTAATCCGGTAGAAATATATGAGATACTTACTCAGAATGGTAAGATGGATCTAACTAAAGAACATATCATTCAATTTCTCTCAAATATTTCTAATACAGCATCAATTAATATGGATGCAATAGAAGATAAAGATACATATACATTCAGTGATATCCTTGCATTGAATCTTGAGGGAAATGATTATTTCATAAAGGAGCCGTTTGGACTAAAAATTTTCTTAGAAAAGGGAAAGTTAGTATTTACGACTAACCCTACAGACGCAACATTCTATGACGAATTCCAAGAAAAACATGTTGATAATTATATTACAACATTAAATGGAGATTTGTTGATAGATTCATTTCCTTTCATGAACAACATAATATATTTTTGCACGGCCGAAGATGCACTTGAATATAGTATTGAGAATGAATTGAATGAAGAGACTACAATTAAGGTATATTATCCAATGTTGTCAAGAGAGAATATAACTAGTCTTGATGAACTAAGAGATAATCAACAAAGGTTAATAGAAAGTGACAATAAGTTTCTAAACGAGAGAACCGAGGCCAAATATACTAATGTTCAACTGCTTAACGACATATATTACGAAAGGACAAATGACCTACAGTATCTAGATAGAGGTATTAAGAATCTATCTATACTAATATCGCCACCTTACACATTTAAGCTACCCCTTGATATGATATTCAAGCTCATACACTCAACAAAAAGTATACCTCTCATTAAGTTTAATCCTGGATCACGTCAAGAAAATATATATAGGCTGTATACAAATAAGACCGCAAAAGACGGAAAGAAGATACCTTATTTAAACAAGGGGACAATATTCAAAGTTGCAAAGAACATTGCGAAAACCAAAGTTGTAAGTTTCTACATACAGCACTTTATTGATGGCAAGCTTATCCCCATTGTCTGCGAGGTTGACGACAATGCTGGAATAAAGATAGATTTAGAATTTGACCAAGGTTACGACATTGGGACCATAAATGATATTATTCGAACCAATGTTAACCCCTTAATTACAGAAATCAAAAACTTTTTGGAACAAAGTGGTTATGCAATATCTATGTTTGACTCTATAGGTGATGAGAATGTTGACATCCTTAACTTACAGTATTTTGCTCATATAACGATTACAAAAGATGTAAAGTTGCAGCCCTTCATAAAGTGTATATCATCTATATTCAATCTTGTTGGAGGAACATTAAGTAAAGGTATATCTCTCAGATATAAAAGAGTCGCTAACTATAATGAGGTTGATAGCCAGACAGCATTTGTAATGGAACAGTTCAAGTCTGGTTTAAGAAGCCCGGACATCGTTCCGCTCTTACAAGAAAATTTTTCTATGTCAGTAGATGATTCACGAAAATTCATAGCTAGTGTTCTAAGTGAGTTACAAACAGAGGAGGGTGTGAGACAAAACAAAAGACTAAAAATTAAAAATAATCCTGGATTCTTGACAAAAATTATACAAGATCAGTTCAAAAGTAATATTGTAATTACTGTTGACTCAATTGATAACATCAATTATCTAGACTCAATACACATATATTTAGACACAATTATCAGGTTAACTCAGAATATAGACAGCACAGATGTTCCTAAGTCGCTAATAAATAAGCTATGTCTAGGTAAAACTGAAACTAAGGAGGCAGAAGTTGTTAAAGATGTTGTAGCGAAGCAAGAACAGGGCATTGATGCAAAGGATTTGGTACCTAAGGGCGATACCGTAAAAGAATTACGTTTTTTCCAAGAGGAACCCAGCGATATGGACGACATTATGGCTCTTCTTGGCGAAGACGATGAAGATGAAGATGAAGACGAAGATGAGGGTGAAGGAATTAAAGGAGGCACAACACAAGACTCCTCAGAGTCTCTAGGTTCTATTCCTATGGGGTTATCGGATGAGTCAGATGAGTCGGTTGTTGACAATCCTTTAGACTCACCATCACCTGTAGGCTTGTCAGACGAATCACAAGAGTCTGTTGCTGCAGACCCATTACAAGTTGATGAACCTGAAGAAAAATCACCATCGCCTGTAGGTTTATCAGACGAATCACAAGAGTCTGTTGCTGCAGATCCGCTTGAGTCTGTAACTAAATCACCGTCGCCTGTAGGTTTATCAGACGAATCACAAGAGTCTGTTGCTGCAGATCCGCTTGAGTCTACGAGTAAATCACCATCACCCGTAGGCTTGTCAGACGAATCACAAGAGTCTGTTGCTGCAGATCCACTTGAGTCTACGAGCAAAACACCATCACCTGTAGGCTTGTCTGACGAATCACAAGAGTCTGTTGCTGCAGACCCACTTGAGTCTACGAGCAAAACACCATCACCTGTAGGCTTGTCAGATGAGTCGCAGGAATCTCTTGCTGAACCACCTTTACAAACTAAGACGCCTCCTGGTGTGCCAAGCGATCCTGAGGAAGAACGACAAGAATCGCAGTCAAGTGTTAATACTACGGAAGAATCGGAACCTGCCGAAGGACTAACGGGTGTGTCTGGTATGGATGTTGCAATGCCAAAGATCAATGTAGCTGTAGAAGAGAGAACACAAACACCTGAACAAAAGGAAGAAGAAGAGGAACTAGACAAAGAAGAACAAAAGACTGGACTTAAGGAGGAGAAAACAATTGAAGAACTAGATACATTTGAGGATGAGCCGGAAGAGTTTAAAAATATAGACGGA